CTTTGCCCTATGATGTGGTCCTTTTGGGATTTTCTCAGAGGGCACGAGTTGCCTTGAAGGAGAAACAAACGTGGGCACTGCGCGCATCACTTAGCAGATTGCGTCACTTGCTGTTTCTCTCCACAGATGTGGTGGGTTCTACTTTTTTAGGGCCCACCGTAGCCGTATTAACCACTATAATAGTGTGCCTACAAGCTTATAAACATCTGAAGCCTCTTTCCAAGAAAACTGAGGCGTCGGAGTTCAAGATTCCATCTGAGTATGATGAACGTCTCAATTCTTTGGAGAATTCATTTCATATGGGAAAATCTTATAAGAGGATCCCTAATAAGCTGGACTCTGCCCTTTGGAATATTAAGGTTCCTTACGTCTCAGCTGTGCATACTGATGCACCCTCAAGTTTGAGTGCTATTTTGGCTCGGAACATACGTAGGGTTAAGGTCACTACACCTACAAAAATTTCTTCTACACATATATTTGGTGTCAAAGGCGAATACGCCTTGATTAATACCCACGCGTTGGGAAAGGACCCCAGTAATTGTGTGTTAAAGATATCGCAAAGTGGTGCTGTGGGATCTGCCGATTTATATCCTCATTCAGTTCATACTTCTGAAATGAATCGTGTAGACTTGGGAAACGATTTATCCCTGATTCGGGTAGTTGGTATGAGGTTCAAAGACCGTTTGGACCATTTCCCCGAAACATTGACACTTCCTCCACACATGGAAGGCTTCATAGGGGGTTATCCCACTAGTGTAGAGTTTGTAGAAAGCACCTTTAAGGCTCATAATGATGAGCTTGGTGAGGTTAAGTATAAAAACTACACCAAATACTCCTTGCCCACTCATGGAAAGGGAGATTGCGGTTTGCCTCTCGTTGCTCGTACGGGGGCTGGTTCATGCATTGTTTCAATCCATTCGGCGGGGAGCATAAAAACCTCCGCAGCTTACGGATCTGTCATACAGCGTAGCGTGATAGAAAAGGGAATTAAGAAGTTGCAAGATAAGTTCCCACTCGAAGATATTATATCCGAGAGCGAGGATGTTTTGGGCCCTCTTCTGGATCCTGTCCCGAAGTCGCCATTTAGACATGAAGTTTTGCATAGCCTTACTTATTATGGCAGGCTGCCAGGTCCAGTTATGGCACATGGGCGTTCTAGGTTGAAGAGGACTCCTTTTTATAAGCAGGTGACAAATTTGTTTTCGGAGGAATTTAAGTTTGATCCAGAGACCTATTTGCCCCCCGTGATGTGTCCCATTTCGAGGCATGGGGAATATCTTTCTCCATATAATGTTAATTTGAAGAAGATGAACAAAGTAAATCCTAAGATAGATTATGCAGTCCTGGGATTCATACAGGACAAATTGGTAGATCACTTCACGCAGAGCCTGAAAGAGAGAGGGGTTCCTCCTTTGTCACCTTTGGATGTTGAGTCAGCTATTAATGGTGCTCCGGATGACCCGTTCATTAGGAGGATTAACGCCAAAACGAGTGCCGGATTTGGTTTTGACGGGAAGAAAATGGATCACATACCACTTGGTGGTATTTGTGATGAAACTTTCCGTGAACCAACTCCTGAACTTAGGGAGCGTCTGGTAGAAATATTAGATACTCTCGGGAAGGGGGAGTCTGTTCCTCAAGTATTCACTGGACATTTGAAGGATGAGCCCCGTCCTTTTGACAAAGTGAAAGCAGGTAAAACCAGACTCTTTTATGCTGAGGCTCTCGACTTGCTTATTGCGGAGCGAGCCTTGCTATCTCCCTTCTACTCCCTGATGGTTGAACACTCAGATGTATTTTTTACTTCTGTAGGTGTTAATATCCATCAAGAATCGGATGAGTTGGCTCGTAAGTTGAAAGAGTTTTCCGGTATCATTTTGGAAGGCGACTATAGTTCGTTTGACTTGACTATGCTTCATGCGGTGAAGAGATGTAGAATGTCCACAATCTTGAAGTTTCTTTCAGGCTATGGATATAACAAGAAGAGCCTTAAGGCTCTTAGATCTCTTCTTTCTGATGGCCTATTTCCTATTGTTGTCTTATTAAGAGACGTATTTGGGGCGGACCTTCAACCTTCAGGCAAGTATGCTACCGCGGAAGATAACTCACTATGCAATCTCATTTTGTTTATGTATTTGTGGTACACTGGCGAGCAAACTAAGCATTTGGATTTTTTCAAATGCTTTCTTCCATTCTTTTATGGGGACGATGTTCTCGGTGCGGTAAAGCCTGAGGTCGTAGATGTCTTCAACAATTTGGTTATCCGCGATCGTCTTGCAGATTTGGGTATGACTTTCACTCCTGCTGCTAAGTCGGGTTCTATGACTAAGTTTTTAGAACTTGACGAATGCTCATTCTTGAAGCGGAAATTTGTTTTTAGAGAGGAGTATGG